GTATATCTATGTGGAAATATAAATAACCGAGTTGCAGCAGATGTAACGCAAATGCTAACCTATGGACTTGATGTTGATCCTTTTCATGAACAAAGTTTCGTGCAGACCTTATACAATCAATTCTGGGAAGATTATATCACAGATCTCTACTCAGTTAACAGAAGGGTGTATCAAATGAAAGCCATCCTACCTTTCAAGGTAGCTTCTAAGTTGAGAATGAATGATAAGTTAGATATCAATGGAAGGAGATATGTTATTAATGAGATCCAGATAAACCTCAGAACGGAGGAGGCTACTTTGGAACTTCTAAACGATGTGTGATGGACTTGGGTTTTATAATTGAGCAACTTCAGAAATCAGAAGCTATGGATCAGGATATGATGATAGCAAAGGGAGAATGGAAGATCATCACTAAATGGAGTGAAGCTAAAGAACAAATTAGATGTCAGTTAAGAAAGAAATAGAAATCAATGTCAATTCCAAAGGTGCTAAGAAAGGCATTGATGATATTAGTGATAGCATTGAGGGAGCATCACAAGCTACAAGTGGGCTAACAGGATCTTTAGATAAGATGACAGGCGGTGCTATCTCAGGATTCAAGGGTGTAGTGTCTGGAGCGAAGAAGGGAATTATGGCTATGAAATCTCTGAAGGTTGCTATTGCAGCAACAGGGATTGGTGCTATAGTCATCGCAGTAATAGCCTTAGGAAAGGCATTCACATCTAGCGAAGAGGGACAGAATAAGTTTGCTAAGATCATGGGAGTGATCGGATCTATAACAGGAAACTTAGTTGATATTCTTGCTAACTTAGGAGAGAAGTTGATATCAGCATTTGAGAACCCTAAACAAGCCCTAATAGATTTCGGAAATCTTATAAAGAACAACATACAAAACAGAATAGAGGGGATTGTAGAGTTTATACCTGCGGTGGGTAAGGCTATAAGCCTTGCTTTTAAAGGGAAGTTTAAAGAGGCAGGAAAAGTAGCTGCTGATGCAGCAGGAAAGGTTGCTCTAGGTGTAGAGAATGTTACAGATAAGATTGCTGATGCTACTAAAAAAACAGGAGAGTTCATTGCTGAACTTCAGAGAGAGGCACTCATAGCAGGTCAGATCGCAGATAAGAGAGCAAAAGCAGATAAGGTAGAGAGGAGTTTAATTGTAGAAAGAGCGAAAGCAAATAGAGATCGTGCTGAACTTTTAGAGAAAGCAGTTAATAAGGAACTATTTACTGCACAGGAGAGAATTGAATTTCTGGAACAAGCAGGTAAGCTAGAGGATGAGATCACTAACAAAGAAATCCAAGCAGCAAAGTTAAGATATGATGCTAAGGTTGCTGAGAATGCTTTATCAAAAAGCACAAAGGAAGATCTAGATGAAGAGGCTGAATTAAAGGCGAAGTTGATAGATCTTGAAACTGCTAAATTAACAAAGCAGAAGTTAGTTACTTCTCAGATTGTAGCTGCTAAGAAACAACAGGAAGCAGAAGAAAAGGCTATCCAAGCAGAGATAGATAAGACCAATGCTGAGAGTGAGGCTAAGAGGTTGGAGGCTATAAAAGCAGAAGAAGAGGCTAGACAGAAGATTCTAGAAGCAACATTAGGAGCGCAGGATCTGGAGTTGATGAAAGCGAAGGATAAGTATCAGGCACTTATTCAGGAGGCTGAGAAGTATGGTATTGATACTGCTGCACTTGTAACTGCTCAAGCAGAGGAAATCAATGCGATTAATAAGAAGTATGATGATGAGGATTCTGCTAGAAAGAAACAAAAAGCAGAAGAGGATAAAGCAGTTAATGAGGCTACATTAGGAGCGATTGCAGGTACTCTAGGATCATTAAGTGAATTAGCAGGTAAAGAGGCAGCGAGTGGGAAAGCACTTAGCGCAGCACAGGCGGTGATTAATACTTTTACAGGTGCTACAAAGGCACTTTCTCAGGGAGGTATTGCAGGGCCAATAGCAGCAGCAGGAGTTATTGCTTCAGGTATTGCTTCAGTAAGAAAAATATATGCTACTAAACTTCCTGCTACCGCAGGAGGCGGTACATCAACACCTAGACCACAGATATCAGTACCTAGTATAACTCCTAGATTGACAATGAATACTCAGGCATCAGATCTAGGGAATCAGATAACAGAATCATTAGGACAAGCACCATTAAGAGCATATGTGGTGAATCAGGATATCCAGAATGCGGATAAGATGAATAGAAAAATAGAAACAACGGCAACATTCGGTTAATATGAAGTTTTTTGAGTTAGTATTAGATGAGGATAAATTCCTTCATGGTATAGATGCGATAAGCATCGTAGAACATCCTGCTATTGAGGAGGATTTTATAACTATGAGCAAGGAGCATAAGTTTGAATTTAAGGAGGTAGATCAGGAGAAGAAGATCCTGATGGGAGCAGCGATGATTCCAGAGAAGCCTATCTATAGAGTTGATGGTGATCAGGAATACTATGTATTCTTTACGAAGGAGACAATCCGTAGAGCCTCAGAATTATATCTGATGAATGGTAAGCAGGGAAATGCTACGCTAGAACATCAAGAGAAGATATCAGGCTTATCATTGGTTGAGAGTTGGATCATAGAAGATCCAGAGAAGGATAAGAGTAGAGCCTATGGCTTAGAGTATCCTGTAGGAACTTGGATGGTAAGTATGAAGGTCAATAACGATGATATCTGGAATGAATATGTCAAAAGTGGGAAGGTCAAAGGATTCAGTATTGAGGGATGGTTCATGCAGCGAGAATCGGCTATTGAGATCAATACAGAATTATCTAGAATTGAATCAGAAGAAGCAGACCACTTGCTCTCACTTTATCTTCTGGGAATAGTTAAAGGTTCTGTAAAGAACGATAAGAGATATAAGAATGGGAAGAAGTTGGAAATGGAATCATACAGAGATTATCCTGATTCAGTTTCTAACAATGCGAAGAAGGGAATTGAACTCAATGAGAAGCAAGGCAACAAGTGTGCTACTCAAGTGGGTAAAGTCAGAGCGCAGCAGTTAGCCCAGAAGCAACCTCTATCAGTTGAAACTATAAAGAGAATGTATTCCTATCTAAGTAGAGCGCAGGAGTATTATGATGAGGGAGATACCACATCCTGTGGGTATATCTCATATATGTTATGGGGTGGATTATCTGCTAGGAGATGGGCAGAGAGTAAATTGAAGGAATTGGATCAGTTATGAAAATAACCCAAAATCAAGATAAATAGTTGTTTAATTAGAAAAGTTCAGAAAAATGAATCTACAAGAAGTATTCAAAAAGATTGAAATGGCTCTTACTCCTAGTGAAGATGCTACTCCTGAAGTTCAGGAAGTACAAGAAGAAGTAAAAGTTGAGATGGCTACAATGAAACTCGCAGGAGGTGTTGTAGTTGAGGCAGAATCATTTGAAGCAGGTGAGAATGTATTCTTACTAGGTGAAGATGATGAGAAAGTTGCTGCTCCTGTTGGAGAGCATGAGTTGGAAGATGGTCGTATCCTCGTTATTGTTGAGGAAGGTGTGATCTCTGAGATTCGTGAAGCAGGTGAAACAGAGGAAGTAGTAGAGGAAGTAGTAGAAGAAGAATCTACTGAGATGGCTGAAGAAGAGGAAATGGCTTATGTAAGTAAAGAAGAGTTTACTGCTGCTATTGATGAGATCAAAGAAATGATCGCTGCTATGATGCCTCAAGAAGAAGAGATGGCTTCTGAGGAAGTTAAAGAAGAGGAGCAAGTAGAGATGAGTGCTGATGAAGCACCTGCTGCTAAGAAGGTCGCTGCTGCTCCTGTAGAAAAGAAACAAGATATGGTACAATTCAGCAAGAAGGCTGGATCTACAACCTTATCTCGTATAATGAGTAAATTATCCTAATTTTAATAAAGAAGAAAAATGGCTACAACCACTTCAATTACTACCACATATGCTGGTGAATTTGCAGGGAAATATGTTTCTGCTGCATTATTGAGTGCCGACACTATTGAGGGTGGCGGTATTACTATTAAACCCAATGTAAAGTTTAAGGAAGTCCTTAAGACAATGAACTTGGATGCTATCACTAAAGATGGTACTTGTGATTTCTCTGATACTTCTACATTGACTTTGGCAGAGAAAATTCTTCAGCCAAAAGAACTACAAGTAAACCTTGAATTGTGTAAGTCTGATTTTGTATCGGATTGGGAAGCAATCTCAATGGGTTACTCTGCATTTGATGAGTTACCTGCTAACTTCTCTGATTACATGATCGGATATGTTGCTGCAAAGGTTGCTGCTAAGAATGAAACAAACATCTGGGCAGGTGCTGATGCTAACGAAGGTGAGTATGATGGCTTTACTGCTTTACTAGCTGCTGATGCTTCTGTAGTAGATGTAGTAGGTACTACTATCACTGCTGCTAATGTTATTGAAGAACTAGGAAAAGTAGTTGATGCTATTCCTGCTGCATTATATGGTAAAGAAGATCTCTACATCTATGTATCTCAGCACATCGCTCGTTCTTATGTTCGTGCTTTGGGTGGATTCGGTGCAAATGGACTTGGTGCTAATGGTGTGAATAACGCAGGTACTACTTGGTTCAATGGAGGCGATCTTGCTTTTGATGGTGTTAAATTGTTCGTTGCTTCTGGTATGCCTACTAACGATATGGTAGCTGCACAGAAATCAAACTTGTTCTTCGGTACAGGGTTGTTGAGCGACCACCAAGAAGTGAAATTACTAGACATGGCTGACCTTGATGGTTCGCAGAATGTTCGTGTAGTAATGCGCTTTACTGCAGGTGTTCAGATCGGTATTGGTGCTGACATTGTATACTACACTTAAGAGGTAGTTAATTAATAACTAAAAGGGCAGGTAGGCTAGTGCTTGTCTGCCCTTTTTTTATACTTTATATAATATGGCTTGTGCTTTAACAAAAGGAAGAAACGAACCCTGTAAGGATGTAGTAGGTGGTATTACTGCCGTTTACTTCGCAGACTTCGGGACATTAGGTGCTATCACCTATGATGGAACAGATACGGATGTGATTGATTCATTTGGAGGTACTCCAACTTGGTTTAAGTTTGAGGTTAAAGGAAACTCTAGCTTTGAGCAAACAATCACTTCTAGTCGTGAGAATGGAACTACCTTCTTTGATCAGGTATTGAATCTTACATTTAAGAAGATGACTAAGCAGACTCACAATGAGTTGAAGCTAATCTCTTATGCTAGACCTCATGTAGTGGTAGAGGATAACAACAGCAACAAATTCCTAATGGGATTAGATTATGGTGCTGATGTTAATGGTGGTACAATCGTTACAGGTGCTGCTATGGGTGATATGTCTGGATATACTTTGACTCTTAATGGTCAGGAGAAGATCCCTGCTAACTTCGTAGATGCTACGATTACTGCTGATGCAGCTACTATTAGTGATATCTAAGATTAGATCCTGATAGAATCAAAAAAGCCCTTCCATTACGGAGGGGCTTCTTTTTTGGTAGCAAGGCTACCTAAGAGAGATGAACGAGGCAAATATAACCATTATATATGTTTTGGGTTTTATAATTAGATGATAATTGTAGAAGAAAATACAACTCCACAGATAAATATGTATCTCAGGGATTTCACAACGGAATCTTTTGAGATGGAAATTATCTCAGAGAGTGAAAGAGTTGAGAAGGTAGATACTGCTATATCTGGATCATATGATGATTTCAGGAAGGTTCTAACCTTTTCCTATGATGTTTCTGCTTTAGTAGCGGAGAGTTTTTATGTGATCAAGATTTGGGAAGTGGGGAAAATCAAACTACTTTCACAAGACAAGATGTATATCATTCCTTCAGGATCTGAAGTATCTACTTACCAACCTAAGTTAGCTACGACAGAGAAAACGATGGATAACGAGTTTAAGATTTATGGAGAGTAATTTCAAGTTTGTACAATTATCTAGTTATACTAGCCCTGTTGTAAGTGAGAATGCTAGAAAGGGATGGGTAGAGTATGGAGATGATAATGATTACTTTCAGTATCTGATAGATCGCTATAATGGCTCACCTACGAATAATGCAGTAATCTCTGGAGTCATTGATATGATCTTTGGTCAGGGTATTGATGCTACGGATTCGGGTAAGAATCCAGAGGGATATCTTCAGTTGAGAAAGTTGATTAAGGATTCAGAGTTGAAGAAGGTAATCAATGATTACTATATGCTAGGCAATGGTGCTTTTCAGTTGATCTACAATCAGAATAAAACTAAGATCGTTGAGGTATACCATATGCCTGTGGAGACTCTTAGAGCAGAGAAGTGTAATGCAGAGGGAGAGGTTGAAGCCTATTACTATGCATATGATTGGGATCAGGTAAGATCTAAGAAGGGTGTAGAGCGTATTCCTGCGTTTGGATTTGGAGAACAAGGAGATAAAGTTGAGATCTTATACTTCAGACCTTACCGCAGTGGTTCTTACTATTATTCTCCTGTTGATTATCAAGGTGCTTTACCTTATGCAGAGTTAGAGGGTGAGGTAGCTAACTACCATATCAATAATATCAAGAATGGTCTTGCTCCTAGCATGATCGTGAACTTCAATAATGGAGTCCCTCCAGAGGAGGAAAGAGATAACATTGAATCTCAGATTAAGCAGAAGTGGGGAGGATCTAGTAATGCAGGGAAGTTTATTCTTTCCTTTAATGATTCTTCAGATTCTGCTGCTTCTATTGAGCCTGTTCAATTATCTGATGCTCATAATCAATATGAGTTCCTATCTAGAGAATCACAACAGAAGGTTCTAGTAGGTCATAGAATCACTTCTCCTATGTTATTTGGGGTGAAGGATCAGACAGGGCTTGGTAATAATGCTGATGAGATTAAAACGGCATTCACTTTGTTTGATAATAGTGTGATCAGACCTAAGCAGAATCAGGTGATAGATGCGTTAGATCAGATCCTAGCTTTTAATAATGTTGCTTTGAGTTTATACTTTAAGACTCTTGCTCCTTTGGAGTTCACAGAGGTTGAAGATGTAACGGATCAGGAAACGATAGAAGAGGAAACAGGAATCAAGATGGCTGCTGATCCTGAGTTCACGAAAGAGGATGAGAGAGAGTGGTTAGAATACCTCGCTGATAAGGGTGAAGATGTTAATGAAGAGGAGTGGGAATTAACTGCGGTTCATGATGTCTTAGATCCAGATAATGAAGATCAGATTGTAGAGGCTATCACTTCTGTGAATATGGCTGCGGTAAGTTCATATGGTGATGCTGACGAGAGATCTTCAGGCGATGCAGGTATGTTCAAGATTCGCTATAGATATTCAGGATCATTGAGCGATAATAGCAGAACCTTCTGTGTTGAGATGGTTGGATTATCTGATTCTGGGAAAGTCTATAGAAAAGAGGATATCAATCAAATGAGTTTCTCAGGGGTTAATGGTCAGTTTGCGCCTAAGGGGAGATCAACATATTCTATCTTCAAATACAAGGGAGGAGCGTATTGTCATCACAAGTGGCAGCGATTGATTTACACTAGAAAGAGATCAGGAGGTAAATTCTTACCAAAGAGTCAGACAGAGGCATTAGAGAATGATAAGAGAGTAGCACCTTCACAGGCGGCAGCAGCAGGTGTTCCACAGGGTAAGATAAATCCTAAGGATTATGATACGGCAAATACTCGCCCTATTGATATGCCTAACAGAGGAAAATTGAACTAATATGGCACAGATACTATTTGTCAGCCCTGCTGATGTTATAAAGAGAACAGGGATCAACGGCAATGTTGATCGTGATCAGATGATTCAGTTTATTAAGATTGCTCAGGATATCCATGTGCAGGGGATCTTAGGAACTAAGTTATTCAATAAGATAGCAAGTGATATTAATGGAGATACCTTGACAGGAGATTATTTAAGCCTTTTCACGAACTATATTCAGGATATGGTAATCCACTATGCAGCGATAGAGATATTGCCTTACATCCATTATAAAGTAGCAAATGGAGGCATCTATACGAAGGGATCTGAGAATGGTCAGAGTGTAACGAAGGAGGATCTTGATTATTTAGTACAGAAGGAAAGAGATATTGCGGAGCATTATGCAAGAAGGTTTGTAGATCATATGGCTTATTATAGTTCCAGATATCCAGAGTACAACACCTCATCTAACGATGATATGTACCCTAGCAAGAATCAAAACTTTAATGGATGGGTTTTATAATTAAGAATACTTACAGACCGAAGGTGGAGAACATCCAGAAGTTGAAGAAGTATCTCATGAAAAAGAATAAGAAGAATGGGTAACGGCTACGGAGCAATATATGGAAGCACTTGGTGGGGTTCACAGAACACGATCAACTTCAATGAGATTAGCTACTACATCTATGCAGTAGACCAACTCAAGACACGAGCTTTGGCTGATGGTGCTATTATGGAGGGCTTTGGTTGTGCGAGTGAGGCTATCCGTACTATGGGTGAGAGAGATTCAGCAGAGGCATTGTTTAATGCTTACAATACGAGAGTGGTAGCAGATAGTGGTGCTACACAAGCAAGAATCTGTACTATTAAAGAAATAAGTTTACTACGATGAGTTTATATAAGTCAAGCAGTTTAGTAATGATTCCTACCGCTTACAAGGATGGGAAGTTGTATAGTGTGCGCCCTACTGATGGTAGTGGTGATTTTACATTTAGTAGGGGTTCAAATCTTGCTGCTACAAGGGTAGCCTCATCGGGCTATATTGAGAAGGGTAGAGAGAATCTCTTGCTGCAATCAAATCAGTTTAACACTATTTGGTATTCGGGTGGATTAACTGAAACAAGTGGGCAGAGCGGATATGATGGAACTTCAAATGCTTGGCTAATTGAAGCGGTTTCTACAGGTACAAGATTCCTTGAGCAGAATGTTACAAGCGGTGTTAATACATTAAGTGTATATGCTAAAGCAGGGACTATCAATTGGATAATGCTTAATGATGGTGGTGGCTCAAGTGCATATTTTGATTTAGGTAATGGTGTAGTAGGTTCTAATAGTGGGGCAGATTACATTGACCATTCTATTGAGTCTGTTGGGAGCGGTTGGTATAGATGTATTTTGACATCGGTAAACATTAGTCAAGCAAGAATTTATCTTGCAGTAGGTGATGGAAACTTATCTAATTCAGTAGGAAACAACATCTACATCCAAGACGCTCAACTTGAAGCAGGATTAGTTGCTACTGACTACATTGAAACAGGAGCGAGTACGGCACAAGCGGGAATCTTGGAGGATATGCCTCGTTTAGATTATTCGGGTGGTGCATCGTGTCCTGCTCTTTTACTTGAACCTCAAAGAACGAATATACTTGCATATAGCGAGGGGATGTTTGATAGTTCTTATTTTCTTCCAATAAATGGAATAAGTGTAGAAGGTCAGCAAACTGATTTGAACGGAACTAATACCGCAGTCAAATTAAGCAACTTCATTGCAGGTGCTTCCCGATTAGATTATAATACTGCCGTAGCGGCAGTAGATGGTAAAACCTATACATACTCCGCTTATTACAAAGGTTCTGGAAATATTAATATAAATGTATCTACTTCAACAGGTGTTGGAGGAGCAGGAGAAAAAACAATTACCCTTACCAATGAATGGGTAAGGCATTCCATTACTGCTACTTTTTCAAATCCTACAGGAAATGTAAAATCTCATTTAGCAATTACCAGAACGGCAAACAATAATGCAGAGGTTTATTTGTGTTTTGCACAAATTGAAGAAGGAAGCTACCCAACATCCTATATACCCACATACGGAAGTAGTGTTACGAGGTCGCAAGATATTGCTAACCTTACAGATGGTGTGCCTAATATGATAGGTGCAAATTCCTTTACCTTCTTCTATGATTGTATTTTAACTACACCAAGAAACGGAAGTGGAACATTTGCTCATTTAGACCTTGATGGAATTATCGGAATTAAAGGAGCATCAAATACAACAATCAGGGTTCATTGTATTGGTTCGGTAAATTTTGCAACTTCAGTTCCAATACTTGATTTATCAAGTGGTAGACACAAGTTTGCAATAACTATGAATTCAAATGGTGTTGGACATTATTTTGTGGATGGTGTTAAACAAACAGGTGAGATAACTTATTCTGGAAATGGTTTTGTAGGAGATGATAGCAAAATTGATGGAGGTGCTTATAACCAAAAAAGCAACCAACTTGTAGTATTCCCAACGGCATTAACTGATAGCGAATGTATCGCATTAACAACTTTGTAAGATATGGCAATTTACGATAAAGCGAGTCTTGTACTCATT